CTATATTACGATTCAGGACATGGAAGAGATTCGAGCGGCAGAACAAGAGCGGTGGATGACGGAGTTGCAGGCTATGGAGGAGCTCGAGCGCAGCATTGCAGAACAGGAGCAGGAGGAAGCGTCGATCGACTCGGAAGAGGATGCGGCTGCGTGCCTGGAGGCTCGACCAGAGGAGCGAGCAGAGGACTACCCCTTCACGGAACAGCACGTCGGGCAGATCGAAGTCGACCTGCCGGACGGGGGCGGGAGCTACGCAGACATCTTCGTCTGCAGCGATTACAGCGGGGAGCGGCGCCTCATAGTTCGGGGCGAGCGCAGCGGCAATGACTCGACCTGGGTAGTGGTCGAGAAACTGCATGCCCGCCTCGCCGACTCGCTTCGGGCGATCCGAGCGGCCGACGGGCGGGGAGACGACGGCGATCTTCTGGTGCACGAGTTCTGCGATCTCACGCCGTCCGTGTTTCCCTGGGCGTTAGAGCTGTCGTGGGGTTATGTCGTCCAATTGTACGACTCGGGCGCACTGGGCGGCAGCAGTGTCCGCATCGTCATCGAGTAAACTCAAACAAACAACGAAACCTAAAAAACAAACTAATTTTTCATTGTGAGCAAAACGGATCGGTTCGTTCGTAGGGTTGGATTCATCGGGCGCACGAGACAAGACACGAACGACGAATGAACACGACGATGATTGACGAGACGACGAGCAGCATGATGACACAGACGAACGAAGACAACTGCAGTGACAGCTGCGGCTGCGACCAGCCCCAGGACAACGTCTGGTTGCGGACGCTGGTCGCCGATGCGGCGTGGATGGGGGAGCGAGCGCAGACGGACGAGGCCCGTGAGTTCTGGTGGGAACGGGGCGAGCTGGCGGAGAGGGAGCTGCTGGCGGCGATTGCGCAGGAGAAGCCCGAGCCCCGCCGGCGCTACATCGGCGACATCACGCTGGAGGGGTACCGCACGATGGAAATGTCGTGGTACTGGGACGAGAGCAACTACCTCCGCATCGAGATCCTCGGAGGCGGGCACTTTGACTTTGACGCAGAGTCGACCCTCGAGCACTGCCTGGAGATCATAGCCCGCAACATCAAGATGGAACAGGGCGTCGACCTCGACGATCTCTACCGGGGCGACATGCCCGAGGGCAAGAACACGCTCGAGATCACCCGCTTCGAAGCGAACGGGCTGAACCACCTGGCGCCTGGCGAGACCGAAAAGGTCACCTGGCGGGACTTTGTCCACCCCCACAACGGCTTCACTCGCTACGACATTGACTTCCGCTACGTCTAATCTACAAAAAATGACTAATGTATTGTTGTATTTTTAAATGCAGGCTATTGCTTTACAACAATAGGTTATTGTTTGTGTTAAAGTTTGTATGCCTCGGCCCAACGGAGATTGGAGACGAAATTGTTCAGCATGTTTTCATCAATGTGCTCTACTTGCAGAACTCCGTCCGGATTGGGAATGAATGCCTTTGCCACGAGGCGATGAACTCGGAGGTTCTTTGCGATGCCGTGCTTGCGTAGTCGGACTTCCAAGTACTCCCCAAACACCCTGCACTTCATAAACCGCCCCTTGCTGTTGCGATTCTGTACACGCCCAAAGTTCGAGATAAGATAGTCCTCGTATCCCTCAATCGGCCGCCACTCCTCTTTCAGCCTTGTGAACCAGGCCATCCCCTCTATCAGCTCCATGGGTCGCAACTCACGCTCTTTCAGCTCGATGTATCCATCCTCATCCTTTATCAGCTCCATGTATCTCCACTCTTCATTCGGCTCCATGCGTCACCTCAACAACTTCTCAAAGTTTATCCGTTTTAATACTCTCTATTTCTGCATGAGGCGGTATCCGGCGACGAAAATCGCTATGATGATAATCATGCCGAATATTATAATACACAACTCTCGCCGAAGGAACGCCCTCGGTTGAGAAACAACGTCCTCTGGCCGTTGCTGCGGTGGCGTCTCCGGCGGGGCCGTCGGCTGCACAAACTCGACGTAGGTTTCCATCGGCGGCGAGTAGAGATGTCCAACATGGCCCCGGCACATTGGGCATTTCGTCTTTTTGTCGTACACTTCGTAGCAGTCCAGGTGAAAGTGAAAGTTGCAGCGGCACTTGACGTTATAGAGCAGCGAGCGTTGGGCGTCAGCTCCCTCTAAACAAAAAATACATGTATTCATCACTTACGTAGTATACCGGACGTTGTCTAGATAGTCAGGTAGAGGCTGTTGGGTACGACCACGTCCCGCACCACCGTAAACTCTCGAAGAACCTCTAGCATCTCGAGGTTCTGCGTGTAGGTGGCAAGAGCGTGCAGCTCGGTGAGAATGCCCGCCGCCTTCAGAATGGCCTTGACGACGTTGCCCTCGTAGAGCTCATAGTCGGCGCAGATCGTGCTCAGCGCCCCGCCGGTCGCCCACGATAGCAGAGGCTTCATCCAGAAGGGGCTGATGTCCCAGTACGTCGAGTTGCTGCACGGAGCCTCGGTCCGCATGAGCTCGGTGCGGATGGAGAGGATGCTGCGGTACTGCTCGGCGACCTCGGCGGGCACTTCGGGTGTATAGTCGTGCGGATCAGGGTCGATGAAGCAGGCCACCAATGCGACCACCTCGGGCGCCGAAAGCCCTCGAAAGAGTCCCGCCGCAAAGGCCGACGACATCAGCAGAGGGTGGCCCTCGTTGATTTCGGAAGCCAGGATGCCAGCCTCGGTCAGTCTCGAGTCGTCGACGTAGCCCATGCGAATGAGGTTGGCGGCAAACGGCAGCTCGACCTTGCGCAGAGCCTCGACCGAGGCATTGTTGTAGGCGATCTTGCCCTGGGCGACCGTCCAGGTCTTGTAGTAGGTCCAGCCCGTTTCCCACCGGGGGCCGACATGCTTGTTTTTCCACACGCTGAGCTGGCGCTGAGCTTCTTTGCGTGCGTTGGCAGGGGACGTTCGGAGGGCGGTCTCGAGGCTTTCCCGCATGTGAAACTCGTCCGAGTCGAGGCACATTGGAGGGTAGCGGGACTGCAGGGCGTCGGTCTCTGCCTGGACGACGTCGATCTCGGCCATGCGCATGGCGTACCAGTAGGACTTTTTCATGAGGTCCTCCCACGGCATACCCGCCTGCATGCACTTGATGATAAAGTCGTAGTGAAAGTCCATGCGGGACTCGATGCCCATCGATTTGCCCTTCATCATCGCCTGCACATCTTGCCAGTGCTCGGGGCGGTGGGCGGGGAGGTAGAGCACCAATCCCTCGGTGTCCTTGCCTCGGCGGCCCGCTCGCCCCGCCATTTGTATGTACTCGTGCGGCCGCAGCATTCGCATGGCACCGTCGTCGCTCACTTTGCGGTACGACGTAAAGACGACCGTCTTGGTGGGCATGTTGATTCCGACCGCAAAGGTTTCGGTCGCAAAGAGCACCTTGATCAGACCCTTGCCAAAGAGGACCTCGACAATCTCCTTCAGAAGAGGCAGCACGCCGCTGTGATGAAACGCCACGCCCTTCACAAGCAGCTTCATGAGCGTGTGGTACTGAGCCACGGTCTCCATATCCTTGTAGCGGTGGAGGTGGAAGCGCACGATGCTCTGGACCTCGGCCGATTCTTTCGAGGACAAGAGGCTGTGCTCGACCTTGTCGGCGTACTGCTCGCACTGCCGCCTCGAAAAGACAAAGAACAGGGCGGGCAGCAGAGCCTTCTCGCTGAGGGTGTTGATGCACTCATTCATGCGGTGGACAAAGCTCTGGGCCCGAACGGTGCGCTCGACGGGCGCATCCTCGCCGCCCCGGGCCCGAACGGCGTCGGCGTGCCTTCGCTGCTCGTCCTCGTCGTGCTGCTTTCTGCGAATAAAGTTGGAGTAGACTTCCTTGTGAAACAGGTCGCAGGGGTCCATGACGACCTGCTCGGCAAAGTTTCCGTCAAAGATGCAGTGACGAAGAGGCACGACACGGTACGGGGTCGAGATGAGGTGGACGGGGCGCTGCTTGAGTTCGCCGACCCAGCTCGCAAACAGCTCGGGGCTGTCGATGGTCGCCGAGAGCATGACGAGGTTGATTTCAGGCGGCAGAAGCATGATGCACTCCTCCCAGACCTTGCCCCGCTCGGGATCGTTGATGTAGTGCACCTCGTCAAAGACCACGGCATCGACATTGTTGAGCGACAAAAGCGCCGTCGTGCCCACGCCTTCCGTGGCTGTGCCCCGCTTAAACAGCAGGTTCCGCAGGATCTCGGTGGTCATGACGACGACGTCGGCGTGCGGGCAGAACTTGATGTCGCCCGTCATGATGCCCACGCCGTCTCCGTAGAGTTCCTTCAAATCGTTGAACTTTTGGTTGGTCAGGGACTTGATGGGCGTAGTATAAAACACCCGGCGGCGAGGGCCACTTTTGGCGAGCGAGTGCTCAATCTGGTACTCGCCGACAAGGGTCTTGCCGCTTCCGGTCTTTGCAGTCACCAGGACGTTTTCGTCGTGCTGAATCGCATAGATGGCCTGTTTTTGAAAGGGGTCCAATGGGTACGCATGGTTGGTCTTGACGTCGGGTACGGAAGTGGGGATTTTCAGCATTCTTGCTTCTTTCAACTCTTTGAATTGTTGTATCCGTTTTAGTCAATGAAGAGCTTTACATTTCCCCGCCGCTTCAGTCGGTCGTACTGCAGGAAAAAGCCCTGCGGACGAATGGGCTTCACGGAAAAAGCGTCATGCCGACCGTATAAGAACTGCTACCGCCGCACGGTTAAAGGAACGAAGGGGCGGCTTTACAGTAGGACGACGAGGCGTAATAGTAGAGCCAAAACAGGGGTCCGAGGATGATGGATAGAATCACGCCGAGTATCTTTTCGCCGACGTTTCCAGAGTATCCGAAGCAAACGAGCGACATGGCAAACCCTGCCAGGCCAAACATGACCCACAGAATACCGAACGAGCCCGCAAACCAGCCGAGGAGCTTCATTGGCGAGTCCGAGAGCATACTCTGAAGGTTCTGGCCGTACTGGAGGGGCGTCAGGTCGGGCACGGGCAGCGGCAGCGGCTGTTGCGACGGCTCCTGCATGGGTGGCGGTGGTGGCGGGCGGCGGTCGACTACCATTATTATTCCTTGCGTAACATTTTCAAACGTACACTCCGAACCTCTTCCTCGGTGAGCTTTGGTGGTACTTCGGGGCTTGCGCCTGTGCCGGCTAAGGCGTGTCCGACGCCGCCTTCGCCGCACATCTTCAGCCACTCCTCCCTCGAGGTCTTGCGCAGCGTTCCCAGGCAGTACGACACGTCCTTGGTCGTCTTTTTGCCCATGTGGCGGACGTACGAGCAGTTAGTCATGACGATGTACTTGTCCCAGGGACCCGTGCGCATGCAGAGGGCGTAGAAGGTCGAGAGTGCCTTCCACGTGACGATCTTGACCTTGGCCTCTTGCTTCTTGTACTTGCACTGCACGGCCGAGTAGCGCCCGCCCCGCTCGGCGACGAGGTCGATGCCCACGTCCCGGCGCTGCATGCCCAGCTTCACGAGCAGCTCGTCGGGCACGTCTTCCAGCAGCCACACCTGTTCATATCCCTTGACGTGCTTGAGATACTCGACACAAAAGTTCTCAAACATGTCGCCCCGAATCTTTTTATTGTCGCGCACTCGCATGTCGGTAAAGCTGTGGGCGGGGGCGTCATAAAAGGTCCTGCAGTCGGCTTCAAATTCATCCCAGAGGTTCGTCGGTGATCGCAGAAATATCTCGTGGAGTTGCTTGTTCATTCTTCCCGTCCGATAACCAAATGATGTAGACACAAGAATCCGTTTTAGAGATTCCCTAGCTTTACACGATCAATATGTAACAATACAATGCATTGGGTTTACATTTTTGAGTGCGAATACAACAGGTTGTATGTCGGAGAGACTACCAGACTATTTAGAAGGATTTGGGAGCACAACAGGGGAGACGGTGGTGTAAATACACGGGTGTTTAAGCCGGAGCGACTGGTTGCAATTTATAAGGTCCAGACTCTCGGAAAATTCCAATCATATGATTATAACGTCGACGAGGCGGTTAATAATCGTACAAAATACAATAAATGGAAGCTAATAAAATTTGAAGATGACGAGGAAGACGTTCACGATTGTAAAGCTGTAGAAAATAACATAACAGAGTGTTTGATGATGAGCTTCGGCGTTACAAAAAATATACGAGGAGGAAAATACACACATATCGATAATCATTACGAACTTCCAAACAACGACTTATTCAAGCGACTACCATTTTGTGATTGTGGATATCCGTGCGACATAAAAAAATGCAATGACAAGGATGTCCTTTATTTTCGCTGTCCACGCAAAAATTTTTGGGATGTACTTTGCGAGTCTTTCGAATGTTGCGACGAGCCTTGTAAGTTTTACCAAGAATATAATCACGATAGTAGCCTTCGCAATAAATCGACATGGACATCTAAGAAACACCTAATACGCAATTTGTTCGACAAGGAAGACTAGCGACTGAAGACCGTCTGAGCGAGAAGGGTGGCGTCCTCGTGTGTCATGGCGGCAATCTCGTGAGACACTCGGCAGAGACCCTCGTGAATCGATTCCCATGCCGAATCGCTCCACGAGACGGCCGTGGTCCGGGGCGGCTTTGCCGGAAAGTTCTCGAGCAGCACGCCGTCAACCTTGCCCTTCATCCGCATGTAGCATCGGAGCTGTATGAAATCATAGGCGGGCGGAATGGCCCAGAATCGCTTGCGGTTCTTGGTCTCGACCACCTTGCCGTCCTGAAACCCGTCAATGTAGCCAATGAGACGATACTCGGGGCACTCGAGCTGCGTAAAGGTGTTGCGCTCGGAAATCTCCTTGCCAGTCTCGACCACGTAGGCGTCCTCGGTGACCTTTTCGAGCTTGGTGCCCCGCCGCTTCTGGATTTCCGAGGCCAGCACCTCCTGCTCAGGCAGGGCGTCAATCGTTGCACGCACTTCCTTGATGACCGAGAGACGCTCCACCTCGGTTTCGATCGTCGACTGGCCCGTGTGAATACGGAGCTTGGCTGCCTCTATGGCCTCGACCTCGATCTTGCGTTCGCCGTCAAAGCACTCCTTGAGAAGTACTCGGGCATTGGTGTCCTTGAACGACGAGATGATGGCGTCGACCTCGGCGTCGCTCTTTGCGACGGTAGCATCCCTCACGCACTTGGCGAGAGCCACGTGGACCTCGTGCGGCGCTGCGGCCACCATCTCCTGGTCCGTCTTGCCGCCCACGGCCGTCTTGCCAGCGAGCACGGCCTCCTTGAACTCGGGTATCTGCGAAAGGATCTTGACGAGCACTTCATTCTTGGTCTTGTAGGGATTCAGTCCCAAAACACCGGCAACTTCGGAGGCGCTGAAACGGGGCTTCATTCTGTCTGTGATGCCGACTGCACTATTATTGCATCCGTTCCGTTTTGGTGGACTTCTTGCGGAACGATCCCGGTGCACCAATAGTGTCGGAGAAACACCCGAGTTTCGTCCTCGAGAAACGCATATGCCTCTTGTTTATTATCGTGCATGCGTTCATAATACAGCTTGCTTTGTGCGGTTTTATGAGTGTTGTATATCTTGAACATTTCTATGCAGAACAAGCTATAGTTCCTGTCAATATCGGCAGGCGAGGTTGCATATGCGTGTCGCAATGCTTCGTATAGAATCGGGTGTCTCGGGCGCACGCATAAGAACCCCTGAAATACCGTGTTTGGAAACGTATACTTTCCCTCTATTGAAACGAAATCGTGATTTCGCACTATATCCTGAATCGGCATGTAGAGCATTGCGTCGGAATCAATGTAGACTCCTCCAAACAAGTAGAGGTAGTAATAGCGAAATAAATCGGCCTTGTGTTCGCCACGCTTAAACGAACGAAATACGCCTTCAATATTGGGAAATTCATCATGCGGATTACTCTTGAAAAACTCCATGATCTCATTGTCGGTAAAGTGTTTGTAAGTCCACCCGACGGCCTGTTTGCGTATCATCTCTGAAATATAGGGAGCGAGGGGGTCCTTGGACGTTTGAAGAATCACGTTGGGAATTGCATCGGGGTTTATGTGAGAGATCGGTGAATACCAGCCGTTACGCCCGTTATGCACATCCAAAACACTTCGTATGACGTATTCATAGTCTTTGGCGGCTCGGTACATGTCGTACTTCTCGACCGCCCGTGTCCGAATATACTCTCGGTCAAACATCGTTCCGTCAATCGCCATTTGAAGTCCGAAGCAGTAATCGGCGAGCGTATGGCATCGGAGCCCGGTCTTCCACTGCTCGACCGTTTCCGACATTCCTCCCCAGTCTGAGCATATTACCGGAGTACCGCATAGTTGGGCTTCGACCATGGCCGCTCCGAACGGCTCGAGATATGTAGTAGGAGCCAAGAATGCCGTGAGACCTCCCAAAAATCGCCCACGTTCGTCTCCGTGAATCGGACCCTTGTACACAATATTTGGCTGCGTTAGATATGGCGTTGGATCGCCCTGACCGCATAGTACGAACCGGACGTTGGGAAGCCGCTTTGCGATCTCGACTACGATATTCGCACCCTTGCAATGAGTAATTCGGGCCATAAATCCCACGGTAGGAATCGTTGGACCCCTCGAAAAGGGAAATTCAGTTATGTTGAAACTATGCGGTATGACGAACCAATAATTTTGGGGGGGTTTCTTTTCTTCTGTGAGCGTCTTGCTCATCCACGAATGCGATTCGAATACTCGAAAGTTCTTGCATGAGCCACTATATCCAATTCCAAATTCAAGAATAATACAATCGAGCCCGCTCAGCGCAGCATCGTACGAATGACCTAGCGGAATACATATGACGTCGGGTTTGCGATAGTCTTCCAATAGTGCGGCCTTGAAGCGCCGGTTAAACTCTTCGTATAGCGGCGTCGACCAGTTGGCGAGGTCTCCGTAAAATGATTGAGGATTCTGCAGTTGAACCTCTGCCTTTTCGTCGCTGTCCAAGTCTGGTTTCAACTGGCGCAACGAACGAATGCGCAGTTTGTGCCACTCTGCACGAGTAAAGAGCTGGACGTCCTTGTTGGCCCCGCTATCAGACCCCTCGACTCCATAATGAATTACTTCAAAGCCCCGGCTGCGCATCATAGGGCCGAAGCGTTTGACCTTTCCTGTGAATGCACAATGACTGAATTCATCGTGTGTTATCGTGTGTGGAATCGCCGGCAAGTGCAAGCGAATCATTTGTGTTCATTCATTAAGCAGCAGTAAACCCCTTTTCCGCACAGAGAGTCTTATATTGCAAGAGGTCTCGCTGGAACGACTTTTTCTGTTTGCCCGACATGTGAGGTTCAAAAAACGTGGCGTTTCCAAACAAGTGTTTCAAGTAAAAGTGATTCACACCGACTACCTTGCGATCAAAAATAATACCATACATTTGAATACCAATATCATGTCGTTTGACTCGGTCCGCAAGAATGATCATATTGTACGGAAACAAAAAAGAAGCCACCAGAGGTTCAGTCATCAGAAACTCAGACGAGTCGACCCTTGCAAAGTCGGGGTTCAGCAACTCATAGTATTTGAAGGCCACTTCATAGTTTTGTTTCAACAAGTAGTAATTCACGAGATAATTGGCACATTCGACTCGGTTTTTATTGTAGGTATACGATTCTACAAGAGCATACAGTCCTAGTTCAGGGGTTCCGAGATTCGAATAGATTTCATATATTCGTTTACACGCCACGTACCGTTCTTCTGCCCACCCATCCAATGAAAGTACCTTGGTGTACCATTTCAGGGCCTCGGGCCACATGCCGCAGTCTCGGTAGGAGTTTGCACAGTAAAACGCATACCGGTTTCGTATGTATGCCGTTGGATTGTTTTCGAATGCTGCTGCCAGCGTCAGTGCGTCCTTTCGAAACCGGTCAGGGTCAGATGACCTTGCGCCCACCGTACGGGCAATGCATTTGTATTCGCCCTTGACCGTAGTACGTGTGGGAACGCCACCATCGGCATGTTCGAGATACTCGTGTAGAACTCCCACATACTTCCACTTGCGACGGTTGTTGAAGATGCTGGAACGATGAAATTCAAGTTCGACACAACGAAATAGCAGTTCGTATACGTCTGCCGTCATTTTTGTCGGAAACGGTATCCGGTCACCCTCGATCGTATCGTCGGCGTCAAACATCAGTGCATAGTCCGTCTTCCCATACGCCAACTCGACTACCTGCGTGCGATTTGTTCCGAAATCTACCCACGGAACCTCGTGCAACTCGCCGGGTATATGTTTGAGTGTCTCTCGAATAATGTCTTGGGTTCCGTCAGTGGATCCCGTATCGCATATAACCCAATGCTGGAACGGGGCCTTGTCCATCAGACACCGCAGCGTCTCCCCGATTATATGTGATTCGTTCTTGACTATCATTACGAGACATAGTGTACTCTTCATTGATGATTTCATACTCGGTCGCTTTAAACACTCTGAATAAACTCCCACTGGAGAAAGTCGCAAATCTTTTTCCAGATCTGGTCGTGCTGAATCAGTCGGTCTCGGCTCTTTAACAGCGGAAAATGTACCTTGTATTCGTCGAGCTCGAGCAGCTCCAGAAACTTGTAGATAATGTAGGAATAGGAGAGGAAATTGCGCCGCTCGTCGGGGCAGTACATCAAGTACGGAGCCTGGACTTCCTGAAACATGGCCCGAATCTTGTCCTCAATCTCGGGCGTAATGGTGGGGGGCGGATTGCCGTTGAGCCGACTCAAAATGTGCGCAGCGTGCTCGTAGTAGCGGTTTCGACCTAATTTCTTCAAAATTTCCCGAATGTTTTGCTCGGTGAGCGACGCAATATTGTCAATGCGGCGCTTGCGGAGTTCACAAATGACTTCATTCATGACGTCGTCGGGGATTTCAGTGCTTTCCTTGGCCTGGAACTGGTTCAGAATTTCGTTCAAGTGATTCTGCTTCTTGTAGGCGTAGTTGTTGCGCTCCTTGGGCGTGTCTCGAAAGCTGGGAAAGTCCGAGACGACGAGGGCGTACTCTTCGCTGCCGCAGCGGGGACAGACCAGAATACCTTCCGACGTAATCTCCTCTCGGGGGACGTTGCAGGGGGCGCAGTGCTCGGACATTTTCTTGATCTGGTCGGGATTATCGATCAGTGACACCCCGTCCGACAGGCCTCGACGCACCATGTACTCGTCAAACATCTTCTTCTTGGAAGGACCGATGGCCGACTCGGACACCGAAAAGAGCTTGTCAAAGGTGCCCACGGATATCGTAGGCGGCGCTTCGGTCTTTTTGGAGGTCTTGGCGTAATAGTCGAGCATAATGTCGCCGCTGCAGAGGTAGTAGTTGCGGACTTCTTCTTGGTCGACGGCCGACGACAGGTCCGTCTGTAGCCTTGAGAGCTCCCCCTGAAGTTTGGTCCGCCGAATCGACTCGTCAAAGTCAAAAATGTCAAAGGAGGTACTGAGCTCGCTTTGTACCTGTTCAATTTTTGTCTGCAGATTGAGAATGTTGGAGGGAGACGATTTCCGTGCGAGTTCCTGAATGTAGGTCTCGTGCATCGAATCCAGCGTGCCGTAGGTATCCCTTTGCTTGGCAGAGACTTCTTTGGTCTTTTTGAGTTTGAAGACGTCTGCGGACATTGTGGATCTTCCGCAGGACTCTCTAACTGGTTATTTACTCCGAAAGGCTCCCAAAAGCACAAGGGCCGCCACGGCCACACCCAGCATAATGTACGGACCCATATCGGTATTGACGAGCCGTCGGGGCTCGTGAAGGGGTCTGTACGAATCCATGAACGGCTCTCGGGCCTCCAATGCGGGGTCCGTGACGACCTTGCACCCCGTAAGGTTGAATTCTAGGGAAGGCGTCATAAAGTGGACTTCCTGGCCCTTGTCGATGCCCGTCAGTTCGTCGGTGACTGGACACTGAAAGGCCTGGCAGTCGGGGACGCCGTCGAGGACCAGCGCATTCATGACCTTCAGAGGGTTCATAGATGCAATATCTCCCGCAGCACCCGGAATGATGCCGTCGAACCCGCTGCCGCCGACGGCCTTCTTAAAGCTGTCGCCCAGGACGCCAGCCGCATCGTCGCCGCCGAGCTTGTTGTTGTTCCAGGTCCAACGATTGACAATCTTGCCGCCCGGGGCCCGGCACTTGCCGCCCGTGTCTCGAAAGAACTGGTTGCCAACCTTGGGACCGGTGAGAAGGCTGTTGACGTAGCCGCTGATGGCGTTGGCGTTGGTAAAGACTTGGCTAAAGGTGCCGTCGCTGGATACGCCCTGGTCGGCGGGCGAGCGGATGTTCGTCAGGTAATCGAACGAAGGGCCGAGGGCGGCGTCCATACCGCTGTTGACGGCCTTGATGGGGTTGTCCCCTACGGCCGCAATGTTGTTCTGGACCGAGCTCCACATTATTACTCTGCAACGGCGAATTTGCAGAGGTAATCCTGAAAGTGCATATTGGTGAGAATGCAGGGCCGCTGGCGGGCCACGTGCTCCACGACTCCGTGGAGGGGCGCCCGAAAGCGACGGACGAGGTAAGCAATCACGAGCGTCGCCGAGCGGTTCATGCCCGCTTGGCAGTGCACGTAGACGTTGCGGCACGAGGGGTCCCGCAGAAAGCGGTCCATGGCCGCTTCAAATCGGGCATAGTGCGACTCGAGAATGTTGGTCTCGTCATCTCGGGCGTCCATGCAAGCGTAGGTATTTGCCCCGAGATGGGCACTGAGGGCGGGCGGACAAGCGTTCTCCTCGGCGCAGTTTAGCACGTGAGTGATGTTTTGCGTCTTGATAAAGGTGGGGCTCATTCCACCCGGGCCTAACAGAATGCGAGGATACACGAGGGCGATGCGATCGTGGAGATACCCCTTTGAGAGCGGCCGATACTTGCCTACGATAGATTCGAGCATTATATACCCTTGCCGTATTCTCGAAAACGAATTGGAACGCTCAACCGAGAAAGGTGATCAAAGAGATGAGCGATACACTGCTTCATACGTACACCGATGGCTCCATGCTCAAAAAGACGACGATACAGGCACTCCTGAAGATTCCGAATTGGAAGGGCAATCGGATTTTGGACGAAGGCCATGCCGAAAAGCTAGCGGGCTCGATAGAACGGATGGAGTCGCTGGACAAGGGTTATTCCCTGATTGTCATTGACGAGCCCGATGCGGCTGGGAAAATCACCCAACAGCGCTACATTGTCGACGGTCAGCATCGCCTGTCAATCCTCCGCAAGACCTTTATGCTCGGTGATTTTCCGGCGACCGTCACTGAAAAGCACGTCAAGACCGAGTCGGAGGCAATCGAGTACTTTAACTCGATCAACAGTTCAAAGCCGATCCACTGGGAGGAAGACCCGATGATGGTTGTGAACCGATTCCTCGTCGCTCTCGAAAAGGAATTCAATGCGGGCCTAAAAAAGAGCGACCTCCTGCTCCGCAACACCAAGACGGTGCGGCCGTTCCTGTGCGTCGACGACGTACGCCAGGCGCTCATGCCGCTGGCCGAGCGCTTGAAAAAGGTCAAGCCCGCCGAGTTTGTCGCAAATGTGCGTGCCTGGAACACCCGAAAGCTGACGGAGCTCGAGCTCGCAGTGAGTCAGAAGCCAGACAGCATGGCCGAGAAGTGCATCTTCCGCAAGTTTGCGCTCGCCGACCGCTTCTCATCGTTGCAGTGGATCTTGGTAGCCCTGCGCAAGTAATGTTACATAACAACACTAATGTTCGACGCAATCCTCATACCGCTATCCCGCAGAACCGCAATTGCACTATTCACACTTGCCGCTCGGACCGCAGACACCTTCATTTCGATATTCACCCTATAACTATTCCAACCTCGGTCCTTGCACAGCTTGAGCACCGTGAAAGCAACGCACGAGACAACCGAGAACTCCGAGTTCGCAGCAAGACGTTCTTTCTCGAATACTATTGTATGGAATCCGTTCTTGGTGCAGGCGCTCAGTGTACCAGACCCAATCACCTTGCCGAAGCTTGTGGGAATGTCTTCGTCGTTGATCGTTACAGCCGCATCCGGATCAATTGGTTGCGGAGGTGTAGGTGCTGCTGGCAGTGCAGGCGGTAGAACTTTTTTTGTCCCCGCCAAGAAACCAGCGGGCTTGTTGATCTTGATGAACTCATGGATGCTCGAGAGGAGTGGGCTCGGAACAAAGTCCGTCTTGATCGTTGTGGGAACTGGCGTCTTTGTGAGATCCCACACCTCTCGGCTACCCCCTACCGGTGTCATCTCCGCAACAACAATACGGCGCTGGTGACCACCATGCTTGCCAGCGCCGTACACATCACTGAGAGGTTTGATCTGGATTACACGGTCGCCAAGGCACATCATCAGAATACCAGCCGATGCATTCATCTTCGTCGCACGCCCATAGTTCGTGAACAATGCCAGCTGCTCGTCCGTATTGTTCTTGCACATTTCGTAGAACGTGAGTTTAAGCTGACACTCACCCGTTACATACTGGAATGCATTGTAGCGGTTAACCTGTGGAGACGTGTCGAGAACGCTCACGAGAGTCTTCCATGGAGCATCGGGTGTTGACTTGGTCACCTGCATCGACATGGGACCTGTACAGTCCCAGGTCCTAACCGTGAAGGACATGCTGTCAAACATGCGCTGAGGGAAGCGGACGCACATGATCTCCTTAATGTGGGCACGGAATGCGTCGCATGCCTTCGCAGGATCCGCACATGCCTTCGGGAATGAGTCTGATGCCATCCGGAACTCCTCGTAGTATCCGTGGTCGTCAACGTTATCCCACGGGCACTCTTCCTCGTTGATCCCGCAGTCCCAGGGTGCGAGTCCGTCCTTCGTCCAGGGACCCTTGAACCCCTTAGCAGTCAACTTTCCAGATGACTTGAACGCAATGAGGAACTTGAAGCCACTCCTAACATGATCGGCACGAATACGAGCCATGCGGTGACCCTGTCCATATACGCTGGTGCCAGTACCCGCTTCACTTGAAGGATTCTGGATACGAGATCCATCTGCAAGGCCATCACCATCGTCGAGGTAAGTTGCGTGGAAGTAGCCGCCGTGCTCGCTCTGAACTAGCGTCAACTCAACATTCTTGGCACCATGTGCCCAGCTGTCCTCAACATACTCCATCATTAGGAGAACCAGATTCGGATCGTGATACATGTCGGTCATCGACTGAGCATGGGTGCCTCGCACGCTAGCCGGAATATCGAAACCCTTTGGAACGGCCATCTTTTATCTTATATGCTTACAAGCCTGTAAGCATATAGTCGATTTCGTTTCACGTTCACATTTCCAGATTTGGCCCTGCGCAAGTAAAAACGAATCCGAACGCCCGATGCAGAGAAGAATGCATATCAAATGTCGACGAACTTGCAAGACGCCGTCAACGATGCTCGTCTCTGCCACAAGAACGAGATGAAGATCTACAAGGACTGCGAAGCGGCGCTCCAGGAGGCTTCTCGCCGCTCGGCGGGACCAGTCGAGTTTGAGCTGCTCAAACGCCGCTGGCGGGAGCAGAATCGCATCGTCTTTGATTCGTACGCTCGGCTGCTCGACGCCATGGCCGACGAGGCCGAAAAACGGATTACGACCAAGGAGACGGAAACCACCGCAAATGTCGACGAATCTGGAGCTTGCCCAGACGGCCCTCGCCAACGCACAGCATGACTACGACAATGAAGTCAAGATCTACGATGAATACGAGGAACGGTTGTATGGAGCATTCCACCTACCGGCGAGCATGCTCGAGTTTCTGACGATTCGGCGACAGAAGGAGGCGCAGGCCCGAGTCGTTGCGCAGGCCTACTCCCGCCTCGCCGCCGCTCAGGCGCATCTCGAGACGGCCCGCATGCAGCACGAGTTTGCCACGGCTTGGGTCGCATCGAATAGCAGCGAATAAGCTAGACGAGCGGTTGAAGGAGGGTTTGGACGATATAGACGAGGACGACGCCGATGGCGCCCAGGACGGCGGCGCCGCTCAGCGAGACGACTCCGCTGCCCGCATACGACCCAGGAATGTACCGAAGGACGAGCGACTGCACGGGCGTCAGCGAAATCACAAATACGGCCGCAAAGATGGCGACGTATCCCAGAATATTTTTCAGTACGGACTTGACGGCCATCGGGTGCATCTGGGCCCCGTTGGGCGGCGGGGGGAACGAGATGGCGCTGGTGGTCCCGGGCGTAATCATCTGTGGGTAGGTCGTGGCGGCCGGTAGAGACATGCTCGGCTGCTGAGAGCCTCCAGGCGGCGGCACAAGCTGATCGAGCGGCGTGGCGTCCATTTATATAGTTTAGAGCGAAACTCCGCTGGCCGGGCAGGACGCATCCTCGATCCGGTAGCGATAGCACTTGCCATCGATGCGGGTCACCATGGTGCGAAGATCGTCGGTACTATGCGCACACTCGAGAATCTCCGACTGCGGGCGGTGAAACATCAGAATGGATATACCGAGGCCGACGACAAAGGAAAAGAACATGCTCGCCTCTGGCTTCCGCAGAATTTCGCTGATCATTATATAAAGCAGACATGCAATACTTTGGAAGCCACAGCTCGGGAACGGGCAAAACCAAGGTCGCCGACTCGTCGGATCTTCTGAAGGCCCGCAAGATTCAGACAATCAACAATGCCAACCAGCCAGAGTACCGCAAGAATGGGGTCGTGACCAACATTCATGCGGGCATTTCTCCGATTCAGGTCGCACAATACAATGCTGTAACACAGCAGATCAATTACTCGGTCAAGTACACGAACAACAACTAGTCCGCTAGTTTAGAATGTCGATCGTCGACGTGCAGGCCACCTGGTACGCACGGGCTCGAAAGCAGCCGTTTTCAATCTTTGGATTTCGGAACACCATCTCGGGGTTCTGAACGTCAGGGACGAGCTTCTTTTTGGTCGTCGGAGGGACAAAAATAGAGGTGATAATCATGCCGACCAAGAATCCCACGAGGACCCAGACGACATCGAACATTATTCTAGGACGAGAGTTTCGTGAATGCGCCGCAGGGTCTCATGGTCGTCGCCGCTCCAGGTGATGACTGGTCTGAGTCCTGGCGTTACGGCGCCGCCAAAGTAGACAAAGAGATCCGTGTGCTCGTAAAATTTAGGCTCGTCGACCAGCAGAATTATGCGGCGATCCACGTTCTGCGTATCGGCAAAGAAGCGAAAGGCATCCGGACCACCTACCAGCATGACGATGAACATTTGTGGGAGTACTGAATAATGCTCAAGGATATCCGTTTTTACAAGGACCCGCAGCTGCTGTTTGCGATCGTGACGGCGGCAGCAGTGGTGGACACGGCTGGCCTCTTTATTTGGAAGCAGTATCCGAGGACTGCAGCCATTTCGCAATGGTACGACAAGTTTGGATTGATTGCCTATATGCTGGATGTGACGTCGATGGTGATAGGCACGGTCTTGGCGCAGTTCGCCACGTCGTACCTTGGCGGACCCTGGAGCCCGCTACTGTTTTGCGCCGTGGCCGTCGTCATCCAGGTTGCCCACGACCTCTTTTTTGCACTGGCAGTCGTTCCGAACGTCCAGAACAATGACATTATGGACCTCATGAAGTCGTACACTGGCGACTCGTCGTCGTGGCTCATTCTGGTCGTGGATGCCATCTACATGATCCTGACAGCCCTGATCGCCATGGTGCTCTACAGCCAAAAACTGTGGGTTTCGGGCGTGCTCTTGTGCTTCACGCTGTACGTGACGGGCTATGCGATAGTTGCGCATCCCGCCTAGAAGAAATTCCACCATCGCTGCTTCTGAAACTCGGCGGGAACCCGAGTGGTCGTCCAACTTGTAATCGTGAGCTTGAGTTCTGCTCCAGACCTGCTGGGGGTCTGAAACTCGAGGGTCTGCAGATGGGGCAGGACAATCGTTATGGTGGAGTAGTCGTCTAACGAGTACCTCCGAAATTCTCGGAGGTACTTGTAGAGGCGTATCGTAAATTGGTTGTAGGTGTAGTAGGCCATTATGTGGAAGCGAATTCCGTCACGGACGTTTGGTCCGGGTATGTAGACGAGGGACATGGTTGCGGTGTCGGCGTCTCAGTTCGGACCGATTCATTTTGGTTTATACGGTTTCAGATCCTTTCCAGGAACGGCGATCAAGAACACAAATGCAGTGCCTTTTCCGCCACCCGTCACCTCTGTGAGGGCGCCAGTGGTAAATTTCTTCTTGTCGTTGAAGCGAACGGACAGGGCGTGCGAGCCTACGCACGTAGGCCCAAAGACATCGTAGTCTTTCGAGCCGCTGCGCTGCTGCGGGTTGACAATGTCTACATAGTCAGTTTCGTTCAGAGATTTCAAGAGGGTTTGTAGTGGCTGCCGAACTTTGTTGTTCACTTCAATTTTTTCCAACGTTCCTCCACGAATTTGTACAAATTTCTGAATGTGGTCGACTATAGACTCGACGACGTTTGGAGGCTGAAATCTGATCTTCTGATCGCATTCATCATTGTTTTTACCTGCGACCACCGGCTCGTGAGCGACAACGCTTATATTCGCATCCAGAGGCTGTACATTAGGGCTACGAGGGACTGGAGGCTGCTTTAATCCTTGAGAATATCGCAGGATCACGAGCAGAGGATCTATGATCGGGGACAACTCTGGCCTCCTTCCTTTTATCTCTTCGAGGTCCGCAATATCTCTTTCCTCGTTCAAATTTCCTGGCTCGGCATCTGGCAGTAGGTTGGTGTGAATTTGAGAAATAATTGCATTATCTCTGTCGGAAATGCAGTCTATGACTGTAATCTGAATAAACTTTTCCATTGCACTTATCGAATAGATGGTGGTTAGATTGATAATAGACTTTGGGGCTCCATCCACAAACCTATACAGTTTTTCTACATTGATACCTGCAGTATAAATGTTAAGCACACGCATGTATTGGATAAAATTTTCATTTCTCGAAGTTGTTGTTTCGGCAATAAAACAACTACCTTTTGTAAATGTTTGACCCTTTATCACTACCTCGTCAATTTCAGCTGGCGATCGCATTGCTTCGGGGACGATTCCTGCAACTCCCGGCCCAATATTGGGCGGTCCTGGATTAAACGGAACCTGACCCACCTCCTCAATCACGGGCGGTGGCGGATTGAGTCGGACAAGCAACGGATGTATCCACGGGCCAGAGTCGGGGCTCCTAGCCAAAATCTCGTTTAGTATGGCACTATCTTGGGTGCGAAGCTCTTGATTGTCGTAATATCCCGGAGTTTCAAGATTCCGAGAAATTCGAAGAAGTTCTGCGTTGTCTGCATCTTCTTTCTTATATGCTTCCAAAACCATCCTTGCTCGTTCGATTCCAGCAATTAACTCAGGATCGACGGGAGGTATCGAACTTACTGCTACAGGAGCCGCTGCACTAATGCGATCTTGATATTCGTCATGTATACGGCGAAGCACTTCATATGCTCGGTTAAGTTCGGAAAAGGTTGATTCGCCCTGGGGGAATGTAGTAGGGCGAACTGCTCTGGATGCTTTCAGTCTATCAATTTCGGCGAGCAACGCAGAGGCTTCTGCTTGCGCACCCGAAGCCGCAGCCAGAGCTGCCGCACGATTCATGGGTGGAGCACCGCCCGCAGCCGCCGCAGCCGCAGCCTCACGAGCAGCAGTCTCCTGACGTTCCCTCTCCGCAGCCTCCGCAGCTGCAAGAGCCGCAGCTGCACGAGCCGCAGCTGCACGAGCCTCAGCCTCCCGGGCGACACGTTCAGCGTTCACAACCGCACGAGCGGCAGCTCTACGTTCTCTCTCTGTCTGTGCGCTTACATTCGCTATTGCAGCCTCGCCTCTGTTCAATCGTCTATTCGCAGAAGCTGCGGCTTTCGTTTCGGGAGTAATCGTTCTTGCTTTAATGGCCGCTATTCTTTCGGCTTTCGCAGTGTCACCACTAACTGCATTTTCCGCAATTTCTGCGGCTCGATCGGCCTCTACATCCGCTTCCCTTTTCAGTTCTTGAATAGCGCTAAGTCCATCTTCGATTTGTGCGACAGCATTATCGTTCTCTTCCGTCCGATTAGCATCTCGAAATGATTGGGCCTGAGTAAGCAATCCTTGAACTGTTTGGATATGGTCACCAATCGCCGCCGCAAGGTTGATTACATGAAATGCTTGATCTTCCTTTCCCTCCGTTGTAGTGGGATCTGCAACGTGAAGGGCAGTTTCTTTGAGTTGTGCAGATAACTGATAGGCTTCCGTCATCAAGCGGTTCGCTTCGTTTACTTTTGAAGGCATGTCGTCGGTTGGGGGCGGAGGTGACGGAAGTACTGGATTGCTTGCAGGGGTGCTTGTGGGCGTCCCCGGTGCTGGAGCTGCTGCCGGCGGAGGAGCAGGATTTCCCGGAGAACCAGACGATGGGGAACTCGATGGGGGACCCGATGGGGGACCAGAAGGTGAAACACTAGCAGCCGACGCCGTGACAATCTGCACCACTGGCGGAGCGACCTTCAGAACCGCAATCATCTCCGTGTTTGCCGGGCAGTTGATTGTGACGCCCCCTGCGGTAAGATCTGCGGGTGCAGTGGTCAGCAGGTGAAGAGCGATGCGGTGGTCGTCCTCGGTCGACACGTATCCGACTGGAAGGTTTGAATCGAGCGAAAAGGTCGCATTGCCGGCAGGGTAACTCACGGGCCCGCCCGTCTTGTACGGAAGGGACACTCGAGTCGTCGAGGCTACACTGGTAACTCGTGGGGCAAAAAAGAGTCTTGTCAGCATGGTGTTACTCATATTGGCTACTCCTGATCGCTCGTAGATGTACGCAAGCGGGTGCTCGACATCGAAGCTGGGGAGAGTGTGCACGTCGGACCCGACGACGAATCCCGTGACTGGTTGGTACGTAGGAGAGTCGCCAAAGCCCTTCAGATTGCTGGTTCCTGATTCGACCGTTAGCCGAATACGTTCTGCGATCTGAACAGGTGGAACAACTCCGACCGCATCTTCATTCGTATACGAAAGACTGACGAGCAAGTATTTGGGGTCGACGGTGGCGCCTTGGATCTCGACAGCGCCGATTGTCGGGATGCCTAGAGGCAGCGACATCATTATATTAGCGTAAGAAATGAGGACGTGCGCCTTTTCGGTACTGCAGAATATGCGTCTTGGCCTTCCGGTAGTACTCTCGGTAGGCCAAAACGGGGTCCGACTGCTTGAACTCGTCGGGCATCGCCATTCTGGGCAGGGTCATCTCTCCCGTGTCGGGAATGCCGGGCTCGTGCTCGCCCAGCCAAGCGAGGTGGACCTCGCAGGCGTGCGTCTTCTCGGCGCCGTAACGCCAGCGGTACTGCTTGACGAGCTCCTTCGCCAAGCGCACCAGCCAGCGGTAGTTCTGCAGTGTTTCCCGAACCCACTTTGCACAGGGGTGGTTCAGGTGCGTCTTCTTGTATCCGCCGTTCGGGGCGGAAGTCGTGTCCATGTGCGCTGTATAGAGGAGCTGGGTTGATTCCACGATCATCTTTACAACGTGCTTGTCGCAGTGGTACCTCGCACAGAGGTGGGGGTGTCGGTGAAGAAAGAATATATTCATGTTGCTGCTGCGGCTGCGGCTGCGGCAGGCTGCGGGGATACGTTTTCACGGAATTTCGCTTCAGCCACCTCTCGAGTGATCCCCCGGTACACCATGTCCAGTTTGATCGTAAGCAGGGCAGTGCGCAGCTTTTTCGGGTCCATTACTACAGGTCGATATGATTTCGCACGCTATTGTTCCACGTGAGTTCCTGTCGGGGAATGTCTTTGCGAGACTCTCTCGCCTGCAGAACCAGTTTGGTCGAATCGTACTGCGCCATCAGAAACATGACCATGATGGCGGCGACAATGACGAGAAGGGCAATGTTGAACCACCAAGAGCCGTGTAGGTTCTGAATGGCCTTGGTTTGCAGCAGATTGTTGCGTATTCGGAGGAGCGTGCTCTCGTCCACGAGATCTCCCATATATTGTACACCCTCAATAAACAATGAGCGCCGCATCCGCCGCAATGACCGCACTGAGCATTGCGACAGCGGCCATTTCGTTCGGAGTCGGGTACGTGGCCCAGATATTTGTCAAGGCCACGCCCTTTGACGGCGATCCTCGGTCGGTATCGGGAACGCACGTCCTCTACACTGTCGACGAGCTGCGGAAGATGAATGACAAGGAGCGGGTCGATGCGTACTACAACAAGCGGGCAGACCTCCACGACGTCCTCGAGGCCGTCGTCGAAACCCGGGACCCCGCCCAAGCGTATATCAAGTTGAAGGAGAAGAAGGATATGGAGCTGATCGTGAAGGCGATCAAGGAGTTTTACCCAAAAGCAGTTCCGGATGCGACTGCACCTGCTGCTCCGACCGCACCGCCGGCCGTGGCAGTACCTGCGCCGACTCCGAGCGTAGCGCCGGCAGAACTGCCGAAAGCCCCGATGCTCGGAGGAGGCGCTCCACCCACGGATGTAGGTCACCTTCAATTCGGAGGCGAGATGCGGCCGTTGGTGCTCCCAGCAGCGCCCGCAGCAGTTGCAGTTGGTCAATAAAGCTCAAATTCTTCACGTGGACGTCCAGCTTTCCGTGCAGTATGGACTGCAGTAGGTCTTCGTCCATCCTTATTACAGACTCTGGAGACTTTGCGTATATGGGTTGGCCTTGAAGGCGTCCAGAATGCGAGGATCGACTCGCTCCCAGTCTGCATTATTCGGAACCTGCTGCGTGTAGTGGAAGTCGCCCTGATGGTGCTTGCCCGCCGCCGAGGGCACCACGTTCCCGGCAGCCTCAAAGCCCCGCACGTTATTCATCATCGACTCGTCCTTGTTGACCTTGACGGCGCCAGGACCAGCCCCGCCACTGTTGATCGCAATGTTGCCGCCTGGTGTATAGTAGGTTTCCACCGTAGCTTCACGGCCCGGGTTCGTGTACGCCACGAGGTACGGATCGACGAGGTATGAGCCCTCCGCCACTGCCCCGGCGCCGCCGCCCACACCGATCCACCCGCCGACCGTCAGTCGCATAAACTCCTCAAAGGGCTCCGTAAAGGCCCGCACGTAGCTCTCCATGGTCACATCCGACCCGGCGGCACCATAGTACTCGACGCTCGTCGTCTCTCGCTGCTGCTCTTTTTGCATCTGCTGCGGGAACGAGGCGGGGGCCACCTGGGCACCTACCGCCGTGTTCAGGTGGGTCAGCTCGCCGTTCGCATCCGAGAGAATGTTGAACGTGTCGGGACGGTTCTTATAGACAGGCGCCTGCAGCCCCGGCTCGGTAATGTAGTGTGACCCCGGAACGACAGGTTTGTCGTACGTGAGCTTGGGCTTGTTGGCCGTGCGGATCTCGTCCGTCGTCCTCGGCTTGGCGTACTGCTGCGCCTCGTTAAACTGCTGGTAACCGCCCGAGCCCAGGTTGGTGTAGCCGTCGTTGACACCGGGAGCGACGTAGGTGCGCTCGATTGGGGATACGTTCTTCATGTTCATGCCTGCCACCTGACGAGACTGGTAAAAGTCCGACTCGTTGGCATTGCCAAAGGGATTGCCTTGGCCAGGGACGACGTCGTACATGGATGTAACTTCCCGCTTCTGAAAGTAGTCGCTGCCCGTCCCCGCAAACGTGTCGAGAATCGACGTCGTGGCGTCCGCCCGCAGGTTCTGCGTGACCTTGGCGCCAAAGAACGGGACCATGTTGTTGTGGCCTTTCGGACCCTGACTATGCTGGACCTCGCTGCCGGCAGTGGCCCTTGTCGGCACGCCCGGGGATTGGCCACCCGGCGACAGCCTTGCGGCCGTGAACGGCTCCTTTCCGCTCTTTTCCGAGCTGTATTGGGTTGACAGGATATATCCTAGCAAACCAATTCCGGAAAAAAGAGCGATCTCTATCATTATCTACTTACCTGTGAAATTTCGGGCGGACATTATCCTTGACGGCGCCCTCGTGTTGCGAAAGTACTCGAACGGCGGAATGACGTGGTCCTGAGGACGGTAGAGGAGCCACTGGAAGGCGTTCGGGTCCGGCTGCTGGCGGGTCGTGGGCACGTTAAAGGTGCCGACGAACGGCGTCCTCGGCGGGGCGTCCTGCGCATTATAGGGGGTCTGAAACACCCAGCGGGACTCCTGCGTATGCGCATCATTATAGTCGAGACGGCTGGCAGACATATTATACTCACTGCACATCTTTTACTACTCCCGCAGTAGCCGTATCGGTTGTGTCTGAACTGAACGATTCGACGGGCGCCGACCACGACGTCGAATTAAAGGGGAAAACCTGCAGGTCGCCAAGATGATCCTTCAAGAATGCGATAAAGCGGTCAACGGCCGATTGCTGGCGGGTCTCTCGGCGCTCGTCAGAGGGTCGCTTGGCGGGACGAGGGCCGTAGCAGTTTACGCCAAACTTCATCGAGGGCTCAAAGTACCCGCCGTTAATGCCAGGGCGGCCGCACTTTTGGCGGCGCTCCTCGCTGGTCTCCTGCAGCTGGCGGCGCTCCCAGCTCGCCTCCTGCGTCGGAAAGAGGGCCAGACCGCCCACCGACCACCCGTAGCCACACCATTCGGCCCCCGCATTGTAGGCCTGCTCAATCTGCGAATACGTGGCCAGTTCAGCGCCAAAGGCCTTGCAGACATTCTCGGCCTTGTCGTAGGTAAAGGTGTTGTCGCCCACGTAAAAGACCTGGTTCCCGCTCGGCAGGTCGGATGACGGCGGTGGCGATCCGCCAGCCGTCGACGGGGCATCGGCCGGGCCGGGCGGCGGGGGTTCAGGCACAGGAAAGTACGTAATGTCAATTTCGTTGCCGTTCGTGTTGATCTTGACAAAGCCGTACTGAAAGAGAACAAATAGCAGGATACCGATGAGCAGGGCAAATACAAAAAAAGAAAAGATGTTGCCGGTGAGGATGAAGAGAATCGACAGCACAAAGACGACGGCAAGACCAATCATGGCGGTGCCCGTAATGTCGGTGCCCCCATGAAGTGTCGTCGGCACGGCTGGGTGATGCGGTTTCTTATCATGATGCTTCTCTTCCTTTCGCTCGTCTCGTCGTTCCTCTTTCCACTCCTTCTCCCATTCCCGTGCCATTTCGTCCCGCCGCCGCTCCTCCCTTTGCTCGTGCTTCACTTCGGCTCGCTCCTCCTTGTCCCGTCTGTGCCCTTCCATTAGTTTTCAGTCAGGAAATAAAGCAGGATTCGCATGGTTTTGTCCAGCGGGAACTTGCGGGACTCCATCGGTACGACAAGCTGATCGTCCAGAATCGTCCACGGGTTGCCGGGGGGCAGCTTGCGGGCGTACGTCTTCCAGTGTCCACCGTTGAAGCACACGACGCCAAAGAGAGTGTATGGCTTGTTGTTGATGACGATCACGCTCGAGTACTCGACGGGCGTGGACCAAATCATCAGGACTTTCGGAAAGCCTCCAAAGAGAACCTGCTTCTTGCAGCCCCGCTCGTTGCACTTGTCGCACTTCCAGTCGGAAATCACGTGCGGCGTAATGTATTCTTGAATCGCCTGGAGAATGGGAATATTGGGGGCGGACGGCATCAAGTTCAGGTCGATC